TTGTAACAGTAGCGCCATCGCTGTGAGATGCAGCAGAGGTTCCTCTAGCACCTCGTGTTACACCTGTTAAGGTGTTGCCACTTATACCTGTGTATTGTATCATTTCGGTTCCAATTAATACAAAACTAGTCCCTGTAGAAGGAAACTGCACAGCGCTTGTTAAAACTATAGTTGTTGTGCTTGCATCTATAGCTCCATTTAAAGTAGTTGTAACAGCGGCAGTATCTTCACCACCATACGTACCTAAACCCCAACCATAACCTTTTTCTTGAACAGGTGTGCCTACTGGATAGTAATGTTGCACTCTAATACCACCTGATGTTGTTGCACCAGATCCTGTTTCGTTAGATGGCATTGTAATTGTTAAAGTTGTTCCTGTTGGAACAGAAGTTACCATAAATTTTTTATCGTTAAAATCAGAAGCTCCAAAGTTAGAATCTGTTATAGTTGTAAAGTTGTCTAACAAAATTATATCATTAGGAGATATACCATGAGCTGTAGAAAAAGTTAGTGTTACAGATGAATTACCATTTTCTGTGCTAAATGCACTAGTAAGCGTTGTCGTTGTTTTAATAGGGTGTATATCATAAAATACGTTACCAGAAAAAGCATACAGTATTCTGTTAGTCCCAATAATTGCATATCTTCTCCCTTCAGTATTTACAAAATGATGTAAACCTCTACCAGCACCTGTTAATTCATTAGAATTTATTGACCCTAATTGATTCCAGCCACCTATTTTTTCAGGTATGCCATATCTAAATCGCACATTATCACAATCTACCCATTGTCCCTCAGCTGCAGTTTCTGTGATTTGTTTATTAATTCCAGGTTGAAACCCTATTTTTTGTAGCATAATGACCCATTATATACTATAATTTACTCCAATCCAACTTTAAAGGAGCGCCTAGAAAAGGCCTTCCATCAAACATATACTTGTCTCCATAAGGTCCGTCAAGATCATTATAATGTAAAAAAGCTTGGCAACACTCTTCTCCTTTAAAAGGGGTTCTCCAATGAATTAATTCCATACCACGATAAACTGCTAGGTCACCTTTTTTTAAAAGTATTTTAACTTTCTTTTTTTTATTACGAACATCTTGAACATATATTTCCCAAGGATCGCCACCTAAAGCCACCGTAACAGAAATTTCACAAGCTTTTCTATCTATATGTTTACGAAGATCATTTCCTGTTTTGTATACTCTACCATAAGAATATGTTGGTACTAGTCTAAGTTTAGTTGCTTTTTCTATTATAGGCCTTGTTTTATCTAAAAACATATCTAACCCAATTGATCCATACAAAGCATACGTGTCCACTTGTGGGTCTTTCCGCAATCCTAAATTATTTAAATTACCGAAAAATTCTTTGTCGCTTTTTACATATTCAAAATATCTTTTTTTAAACAATAAATAATTATATAAAAATTCACACATTTCTGAAGAAATAGCATTTCTAACAATAATATATTTATTTTTTTTAAACGTCATATATGTGTTTTTTTAAAAATTTATATAAACTAAGTTCATCTTTAACAACAACATCCCATTTTATTTTTCTGTTAGTTAAATGATCTGATATACCTTTCCAAGTTTTTTTCCATTTGTCCATATCATTATCTAAATTGCCTTTAATTAATGAAACAATATTTGTAGGAGCCCAATTCATTCCAGCAGCAATTGAGTGTATTCCTCCTGGCAAATGAGTAAAACGATAATTAACATTTTTATCTACTGCATAGTTCAAAAATCCTGCATGGCCTTCATACAATAAATTAATTACTTTATCTGACCATTGTTTGTTAAAATTTGCTTTCCAATAATTTGTATCTTGCCTGTGTGATAAAGCGTAATGCATAGCTACAAAATCTGCAAACCCATAAAAAATAGTTTTGCAGGCATTTGTGTACACATCTTTATCCCATTGAGATACTGATCCTCGATCCAATGTTCTAACTAAATGATGTAAAAATTCATGAACTGAAAACAAACCATTACTTTCTAACGGTTCAATAAAACCTGCCGATAGACCAATAGCACAAACATTTTTAACCCATAGTCTATTATGAATTCCAACTCTCATTTTAATTTTTCTAAAATCTAATTCTTTTGTTTTTAAATGTTTTTGAAATTGTTTTAGTGCTGTATCATCATCTACAAATTTACTAGAATAAACGTAGCCACTTCCAATTCTGCTCCACAAAGGTATTCTCCACACCCAACCATTTTCAATAGCTGTGCAATTAGTATAACCTACTAATTCTTCTTCTTTGTTTTTATAAGGGATACGTGTTGCCCAAGCAGAATCATTTGGTAAAAGATTAGTCATGTCATTAAATTTTTCTTTTAAAGTTTTATCTAAAAGTAATGATTTAAATCCAGTGCAATCAATAAATAAATCAGCCTTGTGTTTTTTATTTAAACTTTTAATACCATCATCATCTTGTTCAATAGTATTAATATCTTCTTTAATATGTTTGACTCCTTTAGGTATGCATGCGTTATCTCTTAACCAAATACCAAACTTAGTTGCATCAAAATGAAATGCGGTGTGTTTATGAAACTCAAATAATATTTCATTTTTTTCATTTAAAAAACATTTGTTTTTATTAACTAAAGACATTTGAGGATAAGTACAATCAGCAAAATCAGAAGATGGAGTTTTAGGATATAACATTTTTTTAAACCACCAATCATTTAATAAAGATTGATTTTGATCAACTACAGGATCTCCAAACGGATAATGAAATGCCTCACCTTTTTTATAAAAATCTGTAAACTTAATACTTAGTTTATAAGATGCATCACACGCTTTCATAAACTCTGAATCTTTAATACCGACCATAGCTTGCCATCCTCTTATAGCACCTAGTGTACTTTCACCGACACCCACTGTAGAAATAGTTGGACTTTCTATAAGAGATATGTCTTTTTTAGGAAAAAATTTTATAAGGGTGGTTGCGGTCATCCAACCAGCAGATCCCCCACCGACAATTATAATTTTATTAATAGCCATTATGAATCCTGTCTAAGTATCCTTTTATAGTTATAGCATCTTTTGTTTCTGTCTTAATTTGATTTAAATATTTTACACGCATTTGTTTATGAAGTGAAGCAGAATATAAAGAAATTTCTTTAGCTATATCTTTACGATTAAAATGATTAATGCCCTCTAAAACATATATGTGATTAATTTCATGAAAATTTAAATAACGACTTTGAAAATCTTGAGTAATAGGTAATCTTCTTTTCCAAGTATTTAATTTTTCTTGGAAATCATCAGAAAAAGTTATTCTTTCATTTTTCCAAAACGAAGTATTTTTACCTTTTGCTAAATAATGAAGAGCTACAAAGTTACGAACATTCCAACTCGTAATCTGCCAATGTTTATTAAAAGTATCAATTTCTTTTTCTGTATAATTACTTATATAATTACAAAAACAAAACATTTGTTGAACAGATGCCCCTATCGCACTAGCCCCAAGTGGTTCTGCAAACAAAGCACTCAAACCTATAGCCATGCAATTTTTTATCCATGGTTTTTCTAAATAGCCATCATTAAACTTAATAAATTTTTCTATCTTAATAGGATGACCCAATAGTTTTTCTACCTCTTGTTGTGCTTTTTCTCTGGTAATATAATTTGAATTATATATGTAACCGTTACCGGATCTATGATAAGTTGGTATTCTCCAAAGCCAACCAGCGTTCATGGCTTGTGCCAAGGTCCATGGATTATAATTATTTTCATCGTTTGTATTAAAAGCCATCCCTTCATTCATGAGAAGTTTAAAAGGTTTCCATTTACTACCTAGTTTAGATATTAAAAGTTTTTTAAATCCAGTGCAGTCAAAATAAAAATCTGCTTTGTATGTTTTTTTAAGTCCTTTTAAAGATTCAATCTTATCGGTATGAACAACATCAACAATTTCATCATCTATTACTTTAATATTTCGTTCTTTACATTTCTTAATTAAGAATTGATTTAATTTGTAAGTATTAAAATGATATAAATTACAACGAACATTTTTACTCATTAAATTCTTTTTAAGAAAAGGAGACATAATCTCGTTAAAAGAAATCTTATTAGCAATGCAATAAGCATAAAAAAGATCATACTGCCCCATAGTAAAACGATGGTCACTGTCTACAAAATGTAAATATGGTTTAGGAGTCCAGTCTCTAAACATAATTCCAAATTTAAATGTTGCATCTGCTTCCCTAATTAAATCTTCAGGTTTAATATTACAAACAGACATGAACTCACTCCAATGTTCTGAAGTTCCCTCTCCCACACCAACGATTCCAAGACGGTCAGATTTAATAATTTTTATATCTATTTTTTCAAAACGCGCTCTTAATATTAAAGCAGCAACTAATCCAGATGTTCCTCCTCCTGCAATAATTATTTTTTTTACTTCCATGGTTCTCCTAAGTGCCACATTGGCATACTATATCTAGTCCCTTTAGTAACAGGTCTAACTCTGTGTTTAACAAAAGAGGGAAATACAATAAGAGATCCTTTTGTATTAATTTCAGTAATAACTCTTGTCCCTTCAGAACCACCATTACTAAAATCCATTTCAAACTCCCCTCCTTCAAAATCTTTTCCTGGTTGAGACAACAATAAAACAGAACTTAATTTTCTAATTTTACCTTCAAAATCTTTTCCTGCGTTACTTTTATAAGGTTCTGCCCAACTGTCCATATGCCAATCATAAAACTGTCCTTTTTTATATTCAGTAAATTGAGCGTTCTCATTCCAATCCCATTGAAAATTCCAACCAGCGTTATGATTTGCTGCTGTAATAGCAGGGTTGATAGTTTCATATATCCATTTTTCTTGTAACCAATTAATTTTTGAATTTCTGTGTTTTTTTAATTGCACCAGTTCTTTTTTAGATAACGGATTTTTTTTAAGATTTCTGTTAAAACCTTGGTTTCCAGTTATTGCAATATGTTTTTTATTTTTATTTCCTAATTTTAAAATCTTATTAATAAAAGATTTAGGAAATGGATTTTGAAAATACCAATAAAAATTTTTAAGATTCATACTTTTTTAACTTTTCTTTTAAATTATTAATCTCTTGATTTAATGCAACATGTTTTCTAGTTGCCATATTTAACTGATGATGAATATGTTCGTATGTATTATTTTTATGATTTACTGTCAAATTTTCTTTTAACTTTTGATAAACTATATTAGTCAAAGGATCTAAAATTAAACCTTCATACGCATACGGCAAGCATATTTTACAATTACATACATAATGTGCCTCAAATTCTAAATACGGTTTAGGTCCCTTATAAGGTTCTCTCCACATTTCATAACCACTACCATCATAAATAAAAGCTTCATTACATTTTAATTCTTGTTCATAAGTTTCATTCGTACGAACATCCCTAAAATAAGTTGTCCAATTATTTTCTTCAAATAAATTTACCAACACAGTTATATCGTGTTTTATGGGTTGCAAGTGTTTAGTAATTTTAGCATCTGACATGTAAGAATTTAAACTAGAATAATGAGGGATTATAAATCTATCATAATTTTCTTTAACAACATTTAATCTTTTTGTTGCAAGGTACTGACTAACTAAAGTTTGTTTCCACATTTTTTTAAGATTAGTAGGGTATTGATCTCGTGGCACTCTTGCTTGTAAAAAATCAATATGACGTAGTAATCCTGAAGCGTCATTAGGTTCAAAAAAATTTTTAACTTTTTCTATCATTGTATAGATTTTGTTACCACATCTATGTTTCCTGAAATACTAACTCTAGTGCATTTTGTAGTGAAAGGATAAACTTGATGTTTTAAGTAAGAAGGAAACATTAACATTAAATTATTTTCAGGAATAAATTCTGCTTGAGTTATTCCTCTTCGAGCATCTACGTCACCATAAGAAAATTGAATACAACCAGGACCTGCACAATTAGTTTCTTTTATTCTTTTTTTAATTTCATTTTTTAATTTTGTTGGCACATCACAATAAACAACAAAAGAATAATCTCCAGAATGTATATGTTGTGGGTTGTATTCATTTTGTTGTTGATAATTAATCCACAAATTTAATGGTTTCCATTCTACACAATTTATTCGCCAATGTTTTTTTTGAGCATGAAAATAACTTTCAAAGTAAGGTGTTAATTTTTTCCAAATTACTTTAGCTACTTTTTTATCAAATAAAAATTCTTTTTTTATTTGTCCGGCTAAATGAGCTCTAAAACTAGATTTTTGTTCTGTTCCTTTTTTTAAAATATATTTAGAAATGTCTGGATTAATTTTACTTGTCCATAAAAAAGGACCGAAATATGGAAAATAGTATTGTATCTCTACATCTTTCATGCTAGAAATTCATATAAAATAAAATAATAAAAATGTCAATATGAAAGAATACTTATTTACCATTCCTTATTGGAGTTTTGATTTAAGTCAAGATTGGAAAAAAAATAAATCAACTTTAAAAAGATTAATTAAAAAATATCCATATAGTCGAAGCACGTGTTTTTATTCTAACAAAGATAAAACAGATGAAACTTTTAATAACACTATTTTGTCTTTGATTAAAAAACCTTTAGAACAGGTTAGCAAAGAAATTAATCAGTCCCTGGTATTACGTAAAGCTTGGTCCTGTTATTACAAAAAAGGCGATTCGATAATTGTTCACAAACATAGCAATGAAGGTTTAAGTGGTATTTTATATTTAAACTATAATGAGAAAAAAAATTCAAAAACTATTTATCAACAACCTTTTCAAAGTTTTTGGAATGATCAAAGTTTTTTTATTGTCCCTCCTGTTAAAGAAGGAACACTGGTTATAGTTCCTAGTTTTATTGAACATTTTACTTTACCGGAAAAAACAGATAAAATTAAAGAAATAATTAGTTTTGATTTAAAACTTAATTAGCGTCCCAAGAAGATGTGTTTGGATTCCAAACTAAATCTACAGAATACCATTCCAAATTAGGTTCATCCCACCATACCGGAGGAGAACTTCCATCTATTTCTGGCGGATTTTGATTAGGGTAAGCAACAGGTGCTTCCCATTTCCAAGTTGAAGTATTTAAAGTCCATGACTCGTATGGTTTAACATCTATAAAAACATTATTTGTTGAGTCCCATGTAGATCCAATTTGTGCTACGTTTGCTCTAAACTCTCCATTTTTACTGTATTCAATCCATTGTTCTGCAGGCCATTTTTGAGATCGTTGTAAAAAGTTTTGACCCTCTGCTTCTGTAGGAGCATCTTCATCTGAAACTACTACAACGTTTAATACGATATTGTCATTTCCTAATTGTGCAAAATATTTCATAATAATTATTGGAATTTGTATCTAATGATTACAACACCAGGTCCTCCGCTTGATCCTCCTCCGCCGCCACCGCCGCCGAGGTTAGTTCCTCCATCTTGTGATCCACTGTTTGGATGCGGTGTTCCATTTCCGCCTCCGCCAGCTCCACCGGTTCCACCGCCGCCGGTTCCGCCGCCACCGCCGCCACCAGCGTAATTTACAGGTGATCCAGTAATGCTGCTTGGTGCTCCAGTACCACCAGCTCCATGATTAGGTGAACCAGCAGTGCCAGCACCACCACCACCGCCTGAGCCGTGAGGAGGGTGAGGGTGACCATTGCCACCAGGGTTTCCTTGAGAGGGACTTACAGGAGGTGTATTACCTGCTCCTCCAACAGAACCAGGAGTAAAATATCCTGCACCACCGCCAGATCCACCTACGTTTCCAGCTCTTGGTCCGTTGGCTACTCCGCCGCCACCACCGGTGCTTGTAATAGTTGAAAAAACTGAGTCCCCACCTTTATTAGCATTAGCATTTCCTCCGCCATCAGGACCATTTGGTCCACCAGCTCCAACGGTAACAGTGATATCACCATCCGCAACTGTAAGGGCATCAGTGGCTGCTAAAGGGTCGCCTGGATAATTAGTTCTCATTCCACCAGCACCACCGCCAGATCCATGAGTGGCATCGCTTCCACCGCCTCCACCAACTACCAGATATCTTACCTTATCGCCATCTGTTGAGTCTGTTCCTGTTGTTACTGTAAAAGTTCCTGAGGAATTAAAAGTATGAATTTTAAAATCACCTGAAGTTGTTACCGTACCACCGGTTGCCTCCATAAATTCAGCTCTGCCACCTCCTGCTCCGAAACCTAATATTCTATATCCAAAAGACATATTTTATATTCCTTACGCGTCGTTAGCAGCATCTGTAGTGAAAAATATTTTTACTCCTAGTAATTTAGCATCTGCTGTTAAAGAGTCCTCAGACACATCTCTAGCTATTTGGAAAAACACTTGTTCGTCTGTGCTAGGGGACCCAGCTATAGTAACTGCTCCACTTTCTGCTGTAACGTCTAAATCGTTTGCTGTACCACTGTGTGCTTTTGCTGTAGGTGCAACTGCTGTTCCAAAAGCAGTATTGCAAGAATCATTATCTGCTATAGCAACACCAGATAAAGCCCAAGACACAGTTCCTGTGTTTGTTGAATCTGCTGTAAAAAATGCTTGAAAAGTTATTGTACCCTCGTTCCAAGACTTAGGAAAAGCAATAGCAAATTGAGCATTCTCATCAGAGTCTTTGTCATAATCTAAAGTTTTAATTTCGGGTCCATTCGATAATTCTACTTGACCAGCTTCTGCTCCGTTAGTGGTGTTAGGATACATAGCAACTGCTGGAACCCAAATGGATTCTTTTCCTGCAATTTTAACTGCCGCTACGTTTCCACCACCATCTTCAGCTTTAATAACTCCAGACCCTTTTGTCTTAAGGTCTATACCAATGTTAGTATCGTCTCCAGATGCTGTAATTGATGGATTGTTTCCTGTTGCAGCGTTTGCGTATGTGACTTCATTAACAGCTGAACTTGTAGCTGTTAAAGTAACTAATTCATTTCCGTTTGTATCTTGAATGTTTGTTCCAATTTTTGGTGAAGTTAAAGTTTTATTTGTTAAAGTCTCTGTTCCAGTAAGAGTTACATCACCAAAAGCTAAAGTTATGATATCAGGGTTTGTTCCGTCATTTGCTGTGGCAAATACAAGTTGATCACCTTTGTCTGTAGCGGAGAAAGTAAACGAATCACCAGATCCAGAAACATATTTAAATTGTACTGTGTATGCACCAGAAGTAGAATTTCTTAAAAAATAAAAAGTTTGAACATCTAAAGGTATTGTTACAATTTGATTTCCTGTAATTGTACCAGTAAATTCAATCATTCTGTGAGATAAAACTGCACCAGTTGATCCGTCAGAAACAGATAAAGTTGTTGTTTGTGCACCACCCGCTATTGATTGCTGAGTAAATCCACCAGAAATTTGTTCTAAGATTTGTAAATTAGTATTAGTCTTCGTCCCCCATGTACCGGCGTTTTCACCAGTTGCCTGAAGTTCTACCCCTAAAGGTGTATATGTTGATGCCATAATTTTTATCTCCTATTACGCTGCTACGTCTGTATAACTTGTATTAGAACCTGTGTCAATAGCTTGATATGCTTGAATTCCAAAGCCTGAAGCTGTTCCAAATCCAGCTACAGAAACAGTTGCAGATTGACCTGTTAAACCCATTACATCTGCAGGTGCAATTGATCCAACAGAAGATGTAAATGAAACTCCTGTTAATCCCATTACATCAGCAGGTGAAATTGATCCAACAGATGAAGTTGTGGATTGACCTGTCACCGATACAACAGGACTTGATCCAATAGTAATACTACCAACATTAAAAGATGCTGATACTCCTGTTAATCCCATTACATCAGCAGGGGATAAAGAACCAACACTTGAAGTAGAAGCTTGACCAGTTAATCCAACAATTTCTTGGGTAGGATCTAAACTTCCTACAGATACAGTCGCTGAAACTCCTGTTAAAGAAAATTCTGCATTACTAATTATTGTAGGAGAACCAACACTACCTGTTGCTGAAACTCCTGTTAATCCCATTACATCAGCAGGATTTAAAGTAAATATACCCCAAGCTTGATCTTGTCCCCAAGAACCTTGATTCCAAGAACTACCTACACCTAAATTTGATGTGATTGCATCAGGAGCAGTTAGTTCTACTGTAAAACTTGATTCACCCCAAGACTCTGCATTCCAAGTATCTCTACCCCAACCTTGTTCAGGAAAAGGAATTAAATTTCCAACAGAAGAAGTTATTGATTGACCAGTTAAAGAAACTGTATCATCTTTTAATTCACCCCACTCACCATCATTCCATGCTCTTGCACCCCAACCTGTTGTAAAAGCTTCACTTATTCCCCATAAATTTGCACCCCAAGTTCCTGCTCCCCAAAAATCAACATTAGGTGTGTTTGCTTGTCCACCCATGCCAGAATGAATCGAACAATAATAATATAAAGTTGGTGCATCAGAGGCTACCTCTATTTGTGTGTAAGCTCCAGAGGATCCTGGAGTTCCGTTGGTAGTTACATTGGTGGTATACTCACTTCCACCAGAATGTGTTCCTCCGCTTGTTGTAGAAAGTCTTAATGGGTGACCACCATTTGATGAATCAGATTGGTCAAAACGAAAAGTTGCACCTTCAACTAGCTCTAAGGTAGCTTGTTGTACACCATCAATAAAATATTTATTTCCGGAGCCGGTGCTTACCACCGTTACTGTAAAGGTTCTAGTAACGGACATACCGCGTTACTCCTTTACGCTAATCTTATGATCGCGTTACTTGCGTCTGCTGTTGGAAATTGAATTGTAAAAGTTCCTGATGTTACAGTTTTATCGCCACCAAATGCTACAACCACACACGCAGGATCTCCTGAAGCTGAATCGTTATATATTAAACAACCGTTTGCGGTAAAACTTGCACTTGTATAACTAACATCAGCAAAATCACAAACTGCTGTTGTGCTATCAGCGACCGGATCAACACTTGTAAGTGTTGCGCCTGCAGCTGTGTATCCTGTTCCAGATATTTCGTTAGAAGTTGAATATGCTGTTGTAGAAGCTCCTAAAGATGCTGAACTTGTATAAAGAGCTATTTTAAAAGTGTTTCCACCTGATGCACTAAAATTATGAACTCCTTTTAAAAGTTCAACTTTAAAACTTGTGCAAACTGCCGATGTTATTGCCATAATTTATCTCCTATTAAGGTGAAGTTGATTCGATTTTAAATCTGACGGTTCCATCAGTATAATCATCTCGTCTTCTTCGACCAGTTTGCTCAATTGCAAACTTCTGTACCTCTTGTTTATATTTATTTTCATATAATGTCAACATATCTATCGGACCTTTTAAAAAACTATATGCCTCCGACAGACAGCAATATAATAGGCCATTAGGAAAGTTAAGACTTATATAATTAGTTCCATCACCCTCTAATAATGCAGGTGCAGCATTAAAATGAACTCTAAATTTATATGTTGTATCAGGGACTGGAGCAAACATCATTCTACCAGATGTAGTATCAGATTCTCCTGTAGCACCACCAAACATAGCATAATATTTTGGTTGACCTCTTTTTGCTGATTCTGTTGATGATATATATTCTTGTAAGTAAGTGACATCTTTTTTTTCTAACCAGACATTGGGTCCAGTTATAGCTGAAGTAGAGTCATAAACCTGTATACCTCTAATAAAAACAGCACCTGCTGGAGCATTAATTGTTTCTTGACCAGTAACTAAATTACCTGATTGTTGTTTTCTATCTGCGTCTATAGGAACATCTCTAAATATTCTATATTGTGCATTTAGTATTATGTTCTCTAAAACAGAGTCTGACAAAACAGTAGAGTCTGTTTCTGTATAACTTCTTATTTGAGTTTTTAATCCTGATGCACTTAATCCTGCCATTATGCTGTTACGGTGACCGGCCCTGCTGAAGCTATGTCACCTCCTCCTTTTAATGTTTCTGAAGCTGTAACTCCAGAATTAAACGTATAAGTATTATCACTAACTTTAGTAATTGTATACCCTCCAGATGCATTAATTGTTGCTGCTGGTAAATTAGCAACGTTTGAAGCGTCTCTAAATCTAACAGTGTCACTTGTTGATCTACCATGATCTGGTTCTTTAACTGTTACAGTTGTTGACCCATTTGTAATAGTAAAAGGATTTGAAGGTAAAAGATTAGGCACAGCCGTTTCTGTTCTATCAACCCTAACATTTCTTATTGCTATTCCATCAGCACTAGATGGTCTAGGTTCTAATTGTGGTTGTTTAGGTTCAAATTCAGATACATGCACGATAGATCCATTCCATTCTCTAACCATTTCTCTATATGGAAACTCTAAACCAGATCTATCTGATATTGCTTTTGCATATTTTCCTGTTGCGTATTTTGGCATTATGCTCCTGGGTAATAAACTTTTGGTGTAATATAAGTGCTAGATGCTGAGCCATCTTCAGCTAAAGCTCTAGCTAATTCATCTTCATAAAATAATTTCATAGCTTGTAATCTTTCGGGTGCATATTTTTGTGCTAAATAATATGCAAGTCCTGCTGTCATACAAGGCACAAATCTAAATGGCACGTCTGTTGCATTTGTATAATCTCCTGCATCTTGAATTCTTTTTATGTAATAGAAATGCATATCTTTAGATGCATTTGTTGAATCGGGTGTTGGATACACTTGAATGCTAACATGATCTATAAATCTTTGTACAAAATATTGATTAGGTGTACCTTTTGAAAGTTTATTTGAAAAACCTGCATAAGTGGATCTATCCACTTTTGTCATTGGCGAGTCTGATTGTGTAGTTTGAGTTCTATTAGATCTTAATTGTGCTTCAAGAACATCGGAAATACCATAAATACCATTTGGATTTGATGTTGCACTTGTGCCATCAGAACTAGCTCTAAAAAATTTGTACTCTGCTTGTCCTTCAATTAAATCTAAATCAAGTTCACCTATTTCCCAATAGTGAATACCTCTATTGCCCCATTCTTGAAATAAAATATTAAGAGATCTTCTTGCAGATTTAAGTTGATAACCTGCAACATTTCTTAAGCCTATACGTTCAAAAGCATCCTCTATTATCTCATCAATAGCAAAAGTTTTATCAAACGTTGTTGTTCCAGAGGTAGTATTAGCCATTTAAACTCCTAGCCAGTGTAACCAATAGTAACAGATGTAGTATTTGTTATTGTAGCATGTAAAGTTGTTTCAAATCTAATACCATTTCCAGGCATGTAAATATCTAAACCTTCTGTGCCAAAATCAGCTTCAAACACTTTATCTCCACTGCCGTCACTACTGTCTCTTAAAATTAGTTTAGAACTAGCCACTCCTTCACACTGAATGTAAGTAACTCTACATGGACCCATGTTAGTAGATCCACCAGAAATAGTTTTGACCTGTCCTGTACTAGTTATTGTAGTAAACTTCTGATCTGAACTCATATTTTTCTCCTTAAAATTTAAGCATGGGGCCGAAGCCCCACACTAAATTAATTATTAACTTACTGCTGCACTAAAAGGTGTAGCTAAGTCACCAGTACCTCCAGATGTAACTTGTACGCCCCATCTGTTTGCACCAATAG